CGCCTTGAATCCTCCAGTACGGCACTCAGAGGGATGACCATATTGTTTTCACAGATCCCAGTCCCATCGAATACATGAGATGGGGGGTCCATAGCCAACGAGCCAATATCTGTAATATAAGATATTGTCTTTGTAGACACGTTTCTCAAACGGGAAACAGCCATCGAAAAGATGGTGTTTGCAACAACGTTGAGTTGTGCACCACACGGAATTGGAGGAAGATTAAATAGCGAAGAGAGGGTATTAAGTCCCTCAACCTCACCAATCCTACCATTTATAATATTCGAAATGGTAAGGAAGGCTTGGGCCTTAAGAGTTAGCCGCTTAACGCGACCGACCTTAAGGTTTCGATATAATCTCCCAACAATTTTAGGGATCTCAATTCCACCACCATAACCCCTCTCACGAAGAGCTACGAGAAATGGAACAAGAAGGTGTACACGTTGTTGGGTTGAAATAAAACCACCAACGGATATCGGGGATACTTCTATCCCCTTTATCCAAACGCGCTTAGCGAACTCCAAGGAATCCCTAGAAACTAGGGTCTTGGTCACGGAGATTTCAACTCCGAGTTCTTTAAGACGTTTCATGTACAGTCTAGCAACGGATCTATTGGCAATTACTACATCATCACCTAAGACCAGGTACATACCTGTACAAGGTATCCCTAATTCATCAAAACAATGACGAATAAGGATGTGATGTGTTAAAGTAAAAGCCGCCCACGACGAGTAGCCCCCTAAGGGTTGTCCCACGGCATACCTAACGGTATTCTTAGGAACTCCCCATTTGGGTGGAACTGCAAAATCGCGGTCAACCATTATTTCTCTCCATGCAGCCGCACGATCTTTCCCAATTACTTTGGAAAGCACAGTTGTTTGTAAAACAACTGGAAAGCGGTCAGTGGCACTCTTTAGGTCCACACAATAGTATGGACCAATAGGAGATAGCACAGACTTAACTTTATCACCTTGTGAAAAGGTACAGTCTTCTGGTATTAACGATAAGACCTCATAGAGGTAATCATGCAATCCCTTTAGAGCTGTTTGCGACCAATAATCGAAGATGGCGATGATTCGCAACTTCCCGTTCTTATCACGGATCATAGACAAACGACCACTTCTAGGTATAGATGGTTTTACCACCGAATACTTAAGTGAGATGTTTGTTAGATCACGGACAAGACCGGATTGGACTAGGATTTCTATGAATGAATTCAATAATTTTCCTCCTAACAACTTGATGTTTTCCAACATCGGAATGTTATAGGAGAGCACTTCTAAATCCCCAAAAAGGGAACCCATGGCATGGCCTAACGGCCCTACTTTGGATGAAGTGTGGAAAATTTTGAAGAAGTCAGGATCACTCCTGGGAACGTTTATTCCATCTTGTTTTAAGCGTTCAACCCAAACATCAACAAAGGAGGCTAGCTTCGGATTAACCGTGCTTGGCACCGATTGCGTGATGACCGAAACATCAGGAATACCGTCTAGGGTTATTGCCCTAGTAGCGTTCAATAGAGTAAGATTAAATCTTATATCCATTGTTTCCTTACTATTTAGTGGTAAGAAGCTAAGACAAACTGGTAGCCCCCCTGCATTCAGACGGATTCCGTCGGAAGTAAACAAAGGGTTACCACCAAGGTAGCGTACATAGTGTAAACGAAGCATATCAACTCTTCGTAACATGTGTAACGTACTATTATGAGATTTCTCCCATGATAGTAATAAGTTAAAGTAGAGATCTACATGGTCAATTCGTTTCTTCGCCTTCCAATCATTGAAATATGACTTAGTTAGGACTTTACAGTTCTTTCTAAGGGTTTCAATGTTAATCATCGTAGACTTTTCTGC